GAGCGGGATAGTCGGGCGGTTCACGGCACGAACCAAGGCCCACGGCGGGTGAGAGAGCCGTTCGGATGCTGGCACGGTAGTTCAGCGCGAGAACGTTTCCCTCATCCACTATGGAGGCCCTGATGGCCCTGACTTCCTACGGCGTAAATGCCCCCGAAGCGGTTAAGCTCTGGTCGAAAGCCCTTAGCCGCGAAGCCCTGAAAGCCACTTGGATTGGCAAGTTCATTGGTGATGGCGCTGATAGCCTGATCCAGCAAAAGGACGACTTCAAGAAGTCTGCGGGTGACCGCCTGACTCTGACCCTGCGTATGCAGTTGACCGGCGATGGCGTGCTGGGCGACGGCACTCTGGAGGGCAACGAAGAGCGTCTGACCACCTACACCGACAACCTCCTGATTGATCAGCTTCGTCACGCCGTCCGTTCGGCTGGCAAGATGACCGAGCAACGCATCCCGTGGAGCATCCGCGAGGAAGCCAAGGACGGTCTGGTTGACTGGTGGGCCGGTCGTATGGACACCGCGTTCTTCAACCAACTGTGCGGCTACACCGCTCAGACCGATCTGCGCTACACCGGCAACAACGCCGTTCTGGCTCCGACCACGGTTGTCCGTCCCAACTCGCGCGCCAACGATCAGTCGCTGGTCGCGGGTGATGAGTTCACCCTGCAACTGATTGATGCTGCGGTGGCTCAGGCGAAGCTGGCCACGCCGGTCATGCGTCCGCTGAAGATGAACGGTGAAGACCGTTACGTCCTGTTCCTGCACACCAACCAAGTCACCCAACTGCGGACCAACACCGCCTCGGGTCAATGGCTGGACATCCAGAAGGCCGCTGCTACCGGCGACGGCTCGAAGAACAACCCGATCTGGACGGGTGCGCTGGGTATGTATAACGGCGTCATCCTGCACGAATCGACCCGCATCACTCCGGGGGTCAACTCGTCCACGGGCGCTTCGGTCGCCAACACCCGTCGTGCCGTTCTGGCTGGCGCTCAGGCCGTTGTTCTCGGCTTCGGCGGCGGCGAGTCCTACGGTTCGTGGGACTGGAACGAAGAACTGTTCGACTACGGCAATCAGCTTGGCGTCGAAGCCGGTTCGATCTTCGGTCTGAAGGCGGTTCGCTACAACTCTGCTGATTTCTCGAAAATCGGCATTCACACCTATACCGCTTAAGGAGGGCTGGTCATGGCTGTAACTGCACGTCAGAACGCGACCCAAGAGGTCCATTACATCCGCGCCAACGTCGCCTTCAACACGGCGGCTTCGGGTACTCAGGTCAGCATGGGCGCGGCTCTGCCTGCCAACGCGGTGGTTCTCTACACCTCGGTTGGCGTTCAGACCGCCTTCAACGCTGCTACCACCAACGTCCTCATTGTCGGCACCGCCGCTGATGATGATGCTCTGGTGGCCGCTGCGGGCGCGGACGAAACCGCTGTGGGCGTCACCAACGTCACCCCGGCGACGCTGGGCGGCATTATGTCGTCCTCGGTCGATACCGAACTGTTCTGGAAGTTTACCCAGACCGGCACGGCGGCGACCACGGGCGCGGCGACCATCGTTGTCTGCTACGTCCCGAACGCCTAAAGGAACTGGAGGGCTGGCTTCGGCTGGCCCTCCGATCCCCTGAATGGCAACCCTTGACGATCTTCGCGCCCGGATTATCGCTGAGACGAATCGCGACGATCTGACGGACGAACTGGCGACTGCGCTTGATGAGGTCATCGCGCGGTCGATTGACTATTTTGCTGTCCAACGCTTCAGCTTCAATGAGTATCGTCAGACAGGTGTGACGGTAGCGGACACGCAGTATGTGACGCTTCCGACCGGCGTTCGCATGATCGACTATCTGTCGGTGACGGTCGGAGCCAACGCCTATCCGCTGCGAATGCAGTCGTGGGACGTGATTGAGGAATGGAACGGCTACGCCACCACCTCGGGTCAGCCTACGGACTTCTCGGTTCAGGACGGTCAGGTGCGACTCTACCCGGTTCCGAATATCGCCTATGCCCTGACCTTCCTTGGCGTGGCTGACGTGACTCCGGCGCTGGACTATGACGACGGAACGTCAACGAATGCATGGCTTACGAAGGGCTATGACCTGATTGCGGCCCGCGTCCGGTACATTCTTTATCGCGACTACTTCCGGGATGCGGAAGGCGCTCAGATTGCCTTGGGAGCCCAACAGGAGGCCCTGAGTGATCTGCGGAACGAGGCCAGCAAGCTTCTCGGAACGGGGAGGCTGCGGGGATCATGGTAGCGCCGAACCTCATCATCGTTGAGCCTGAGACGCCGCAATGGTGGAAGCGGGCCGCTGAGCGTTTTGAGCGCCTCTTTGTGGCGGCTAACCGCCCCTTGCAGCTTACGGGCTACACGACGGCCAATCTTCCTGACCCGGCTCAGTGGAAAGCCTGCCTTTTGTATGATCTGACTGACGATATGGTCAAAGTTTCTGACGGAGCGACGTGGAATGCCCTCTAGCCCCACTCCTCTGCTGAATGTGGAACAACAGGCTGCGGGTGAAAACCTGAACGTCTGGGGTGATCCGAACCTGAACGCCGCGCTGCAACGGCTGACGGAGGCTATCGCCGCGACCACTTCTGTCAGCACTTATCCGATCACGCTGACCTCCACGAACTATGTGGCGAACCAAGCTCGCAACATGATCCTGTCCTGTACGGGATTGGGCGGAACGATCACGATTCCGGGGCAGTCGAAGCTTTACATCGTCCGCAACGCTTCATCCGGCAATGTGGTGATTTCCGCTGGCGGCTTGACCGCTACGGTGGCGTCTGGAGACACGGTTCCGGTGATCTGTGACGGGACGGATTGTCGTCTGGTCTCGCGCACCGATTTCCAGAACGCGGTGTTGAAGAACGTCGCCAACGGCTCTAGTGCGCTTGATGGCGTGAACCGTCAGCAGCTTGATGCGACCTTGGCTGCGGCTCAGGCCTACACGGACGCCACGGCCTTTGCCTCGGCCTCTCTGCCCGGTCAGGCGGGCAATAGCGGCAAGTTCCTGACGACGGACGGAAGCAACACGTCATGGGCTCAGGTCTATCCGTCCTTCTCCGGGACGACGGATTATTTCCTGACCAGCACGGGTTCAGCCTCTGCTTGGTCGTCACCCGCTACCGTTCGGACGAAATTGTCTCTGGGCGGCGCTGCGCTTCTGAATGTGGGGACTTCTGCCGGAACGGTGGCGGCGGGTAATGACTCGCGCATCGTGGGCGCGGCCCAACTGTCCGGGGCCGTCTATACGGGCGCTATCTCCGGTCCCTCGGCGGTGTTTACGTCCTTCACCGGAGCCTTGACGGGCAACGCCACCACGGCAACCGCATTGGCCACGGCGCGAGACCTTAGCCTGACGGGTGACGGCACAGCCACCCTTTCGAGCTTCAATGGTTCCGCTAACGTCTCGGCGGCCTTTACGCTGGCTAACTCGGGCGTGACGGCGGGAACTTATGGCCGGGTGACTGTGGACGCCAAGGGCCGGGTTACGGCTGGTGTGGCCACGGCTGGACGCCTTTACGCTATGGGAACGTTCAACGGTGTTACGGGCGCGACGCTGAGCGCCAGCGGGATCAGCATAAGCCGAAGCTCGACCGGGGTTTATACCGTGACCCTTTCCCCGGCTGCGCCTGACGCGAACTATGTGTTTTCCGTGATGCCTGTAGATGGGGCTTTCGGCGGCCCGTTCGTTCCGTCCGTTACGTCGGTCACGGCCTCCGGCTTCAGCCTGAACACCACCTATTACAACGGGGGAGCGGTTGGCTCATACGATCCCGTCTCGATCCGAATCGCGGTCTTTGTCTGATGCGCGTTCCGCTTGCCATACAGCCCGGCCTCAACCTCGACGATACTGTTTTCGACGTGGGTTCCGGCGCGTGGGGTGATGTGGACAAGGTGCGGTTCTGGCGTGGCAAGCCTCAGGTTATCGGCGGATGGGAGCGGTTCTCTGGTGACCAGCTTCAGGCCCCCTGCCGAGGCATTTACGGCTATACGGACAACACCGGAAACCTGATCGTCGCCTATGGTTCAGCCTTGGCGCTGGAGGTTTCCTATGGAGGCGGCCTCTACGATATAACGCCCGCTTCCTTCGTTCCCGGCAATACGGACGGGACCGGCGGGCAGGGGTATGGAACCGGCACTTATTCGACGGGCCTCTATTCGGAGCCGTCGCTGGTTGACTACTTCCCGCTGACGTGGAGCCTTTCGACCTACGGACAGGACCTGATCGCGAACCCGCGCGGGCAGACGATCTATATCTGGCCTCTGGACACTGGAACGCCCGCCATCGAGCTTGCCAACGCACCTGCTGAGGTGACGTACACGCTGGTTGTCCCTCAGCGTCAGGTGATGGCGTTCGGCTGCAATGAGGAATCGTCTGGCGACTTCAATCCGCTGTGCATCCGCTTTTCAGACATCGAGAATCCGACCGTCTGGACGACGAGTCCGACGAACAACGCCGGAGAGATTATCCTTGAGGGCGGAGGCCGGATCATCGGTGCGCGCCTGATCGGTGATCTGATTTATGTCTGGACAGACTCCAGCCTGTTTCGGGGGCAGTTCATCGGAAGCCCTGATCAGACGTGGCGGTTTGACCGCGTAGGAGAGCATTGCGGACTGATCGGCCCTAACGCCGCTGTGGTGGTGTCTCAGGTGGCCTATTGGATGAGTACGGAGGTGCAGTTCTATCAATGCTCTCTGGGGGGCGCTCCGCAACTGATCCCCAGTCCGATTCAGGCAGATGTAAAGGCGTCTATCTCGGCGGTGCAGCAGGACAAGGTGTATGCGTCCAGTTGCGCCGAGTTCGGAGAGGTGCGGTGGGATTTCCCCGACACGACGGGCTTGCCTGTTCCCGGCTCATCCTTGTTGGTCGATTCCATCGACACGCTGGATGATGGGGAGGGCAACACCATCATGGTCGTGGGTGACATTCTGAACGGGACCGAGAACAACCGGTACGTTTCGGCTTGCACCTTGGACGGCTCTTGGTCGCGCGGGAACCTGTCCCGCACAGCCATGATCGATGCTGGCCCCGGTCAATACCCTGTCGGCACAGACTCCAACGGGTTTATCTATCTGCATGAGCGCGGTCAGTCTGCGGACGGAGACGTGCTGGAATGGAGCATGGAGACGGCGGATCAGTATATCGGTGACGCCTCGCAAATGCTGATGCTGAAGGGCGTATGGCCTGATTTTGAGGGTCAGGTTGGGCCGGTTAATCTGACGGTGGTGACGCGGAAATACCCGCAAGCGACCGAGGTTAAGCACGGGCCGTATGTTCTAACGCCGGGCAAATCCAAGAAAGATTTTCGCGCGACAGGACGGGTTGCGCGCATTAAACTGTCCGCGAGTTCAAGTCCGTCGTTTGTTCGTGTCGGCAAGCCTGAGTTTGAGGCGGAAGGTGCAGGGTTCCAATGAACGGTCTGAATGAAGAACTTGAGGCGATGGGCGTGGACGCAACGTTGACCGTTGTTCCGCCCCCGTTGGCCCCGGAACTGGCCCAGTTTGAACGCTGCAAAGCGTGGCTGGAGGCCGGTCTTGAGCATGGTCCGCTGACGATGGTGGATGTTCTACAGGCTGTCCAGCGCGGAGCCTTGTTCTGGCCCGGAAAGGCGTCCGCTATGGTGACGGAGATTGTCCCGTTCGGAGACGCCAAGGCTATTTCGGTTCTGACCGCTGGCGGCGACATGGCCGAGCTTAAGCAGATGGCCTTGGGCGTGGAAGCGTTCGGACGCCTCAACGGCTGCACGGTCGCTCTGATTGAGGGCCGCAAGGGTTGGGAAAAGGCCATGAAGGCTGACGGATATGAGTTTCAGTCTGTGACGCTGAGGAAGCCACTGTGACCAGCAAGTCCACGAAACAGACGACCAACCAGACCACGACGCCCCAGAACCCGGCGTGGGTGACGGATGCTCTGAAAGGTTACACGGACAAGGTGAACGCCTTTGGCCAGATGCCTGCCTCGTCTCTGGTCGCCCCGGCATCGCCTTTGCAAAATCAGGCGTTTGATGCGGCGAGTCAGATGAGCGGTTCCGGCCTGTTCGGGGAAGCGGCTGGCATTGCGCGGGGGGCTGTCAATAACGGGGACGCTCAATCCTTCATGTCGCCTTACACGCAACAGGTCGTGGACACGACCCTGCAAGGCTACGACCAGAACGCGGGAATGCAGCAAGCCGCTCTGGCGGCAAGGGGCGCGGCTAACAAGGGGTTTGGCGGTTCGCGCTTCGGCGTGGCTGAGGGTCTTCTCGGCGGCCAACTGGCTCAGGGTCGGGCCTCCACGGAGGCCGGGCTGAGGGATTCAGCCTACAACACCGGCATGGGCTATTACGGGGACGCCCAAAACCGCAATCTGGCGGCGAGCGGGCTGCTGTCCAACATCGGCTCTGCGGAGGATTCCAACCAGCGCGCCAACATCGGCCTTCTGGCGGGTCTTGGGGAAACGCAACGCGGGATTGACGCCAACTATCGCACGGCTGATCTGTCGATGTTGCAGGCTCTTGGCCAACTACACGGTCAGGGCCAATACGGCCTGTTCCAAGGTTCCAACACGCAGGGGACGACGGTCAACAAGGATAACCCCGGAACAGTGGCCCAAGTGGGTCAGGCCGCTCAAGTCGCCGCGTCTCTTGCAGCTTTGTTCTCTGATCGTCGCCTTAAGCGCAATATTGTTCCGCTTGGTAAGGGGTGGTACGCATATAACTACCTCTGGAGCGATGATCTTGAGGTGGGCGTCATGGCCGATGAGCATCCTGACGCCGTGATCGCTGGTCCCGGAGGCTTCGCCATGATCGACTATGGAGCGCTGTAATGGGACTCTTTGGTGGAATGGCCGCTCTTCGTCCTCAGCCGACCGGCCCGTTTTCGGCGCTCGATCCGGTGGCGGCGGCTCAAGGTGCGCGTCAGGCGGCTTCTGGCCAGACCGGTTTACTGGCTGATCCTGTGGCTGAGGGTCATGGATCGGGCGGTGGCCTGATGGGCTTTCTGCGTCAGGCTCAACAGCCGGGCGGGTTCTTTGAGCGCCTGAATACGTTCGGGGCCACGCTTCAGGACACGTCGGACGGCGGAAACCGCGCCGCCATGATCCGCCAGCAGGCCCAACAGGCCGCCGAACAACAGCGCCTTGCTGAGCAGCGGGTCAACATCAACAAGATGGCCAAGGGCCTGAATCTGTCGCCGCGCGACCAACTGATTTTCAATGCTGACCCGGAGGCCTTCATTGAAATGGTTGGCCAACGCGAGAACGATGAGCGGGACGCAGCGGCGAAGGCGGCTGAGACCGAATATCTCAACACAGCGCGCGGCGTGTACCGGACGGGGCCGAACCCCGGCTGGCAGGAACAGTTTACGCCGGAAATGCCGAAGGCCCCAGAAGGGATGCGCTGGACCCCTGACGGCGGCCTTGAGCTTATTCCCGGCTATGCCGAAGGCCGTTCGCGCGTGGCTGGCGCTACCCGTGCGCCGCCCCGTCCTCGCGCTGCTGCCCGCTCTGGCGGTTCTCATCGAACCGCCGCTCCCGTTAACCCTGCTGCTGTTAGGTGGGACTGATGCCGCAACTTGTTGAAGGCCGCACCGGAACGCTTCCCGATGGAACGCGCGTCGTTGTGCGTGGCGGTCGTGTCGTTCCTGTGGGTGCGCCTGCCGGAGCTCCTGCCGGTGGCGTTGCTCCGGCTGGCCTGACCCGACTCCCTGACGGCTCCCTGATTACCGGAGCCGGTCCCCGTGGCGGGGCTCCTCGTCGCGTGGGTGGCTTGTCGGTTCAGGAACAGAAGCAACTTGCTGACACGCGCACGATTGGCTCACGTCTTCGGACGGACCTTGCCGATACGGAACGGTTTGCGCGTCTGGCCCAAGAGCAGCCCACGGGTGGGCTGATGGCTCTCCCCTTGATCGGGGGTCTTATCTCGGACTTCCGCGCGGCGGGCGATCCTGAGATTGATGAAATGCGGGAGATTTCCGCCCGTCTGACTCCGGCTCAACGTCCTGCCGGTTCGGGCGCTACGTCGGACTTTGAGCAGCGACTTTACGGTCGCTCGGTTCCTTCTGTGAACCGCACGCCACAAGCCAACGAAGCGGTTATCAATCGGGGTCGTTCGCGGGCCGGTGAGGCGCAGCTTCGTTCTGAGTTCATGGATAGCTGGGCCTCGCGCAACGGAACCCTGCAAGGGGCTGAGCAAGCGTGGAATAATGCCTACCAGCCCCCGCGCGTAGAGGCCGATTCCCCGGAGCCCCGCGCCAATGTCCGTCCGACTGAGGCGCAACGAACCTTCATCGAGAGCATGAGGGGGCGTGACCGCACCGCCCCGCTGGGCGACCGATCCAATCCACGCGTTCCGCCGCGTGGCTACGATGCTTCGCGCCTGCCCGCCGGAGACTGGTATGTGACCCCGGAAGGCCGTCTGGCTCAGGTTTCGGGACGTGAGCGCGGTAACGCCAACCTCCGGGCTCGTTCGGGCCGTAGCAACGTCACTGTAAGGCGCGTCGGATGACTGATCCTGTTTTCGAGATTACGCTTGAAGACGGGCGCAAGATTCTTCTGGAGGAGCAAAACGAAACGCTCGCCAAGGAAGCGGGTCGTCGGTGGGCGCGTCTGAACCCTGCCGATGGCGGGGAAATCGGCATCTATGAGGTCACGGTCGGGGATCGCACGGTAAAGGTCCCTGCTGTCTCGGAAGAGGCTGCGGTTGAGTTCACACAGGCTTGGGGACCGCAACAGCGGGCGCTTGAGGATGCGCGAAACAATCAGGCCAGCGCGTCGGGCGTCACCCTTTCCGGTGATCCTGTCGCCTATGACGCTGCGGACAACGCTGTCAACGGGATGACGCTTGGTCTCGACAAGATTGCGAACGCTGGACTGAACGCCGGGATTACCGGATTCCAGAACCTGATTGGGGATGGTCCCGGCTACGGGATGAGCGATGCGTTCATGGCCTCGCGTCTGGCCGAGAATGAAGCGCAGCAAGCCTATGCAGCCGAAAAGCCCATTGAGTCGCTGACGACCGGCCTTCTAGGGGGGTTGGCTACGCCGGGGGCCTCTCAACTCGGTAACTTCGTCACTCAGGGTGCTGGAAGGGGTCTGCTGGCCTCGGAGACCCTGCTGCCTGCCGTTGGACGCGGTATTGCGGCGGGAACGCCTGTGGGGGCCGCCTCTGGCCTTCTCAACTCCAATCCGGGGGATGAGGTTGGCGCGACGGGTCGAGGCGCTGTCATGGGGGCTGCGTTGGGCGGTGGCGTTCCGCTTGCTTCCAGCGCGGCGTCTGCGACCGTCAGGGCCACCGGCCTTGACCAGATTCCCGCTGTTCTGAACCGGGTTACGGGCGGTCGCGTCGCGGCTCTCAACGGCGATGTTGACCGGCGAGCCCTTCAGCGTCTCAGCGAGGCTATGCGGACGGATCGGATCAGCCCGGATCAAATCCGCACGGCCATGAACGACGCTATGCGCTACGGGATCAGCCCGAACCTTCTGGACATTGTAGGCCCGAACGCCACCCGGACTCGTGCGCTTGTCGTTGGAGCCGCGCAGAAGCCCGGCCCCGGTATGACGGCTGGCGCTCAATATCGGAACGAGGTCGCTGGTTCGGTTCAGGATCAGGCGGTGGATCAAGCCTACCGGCTGACGCCCGGAGAGACCCGCTCTGCTGCCCAATATCGTCAGGGGCTGGACGACACGTCAGAGCAATTGGCCCGCACCGACTATGCGCCGATCTATGACGAACAAGTGGCCATCACGCCGGAGGTTGAGCGCGCACTTTCCGGCATGACGCCTCAGATGCGTTTGGCTCAGCAAGAGTCGTCCTTCCGTTTCCCGGAGCGGGCTGCTGAGATTGACGCGCTGTCGAGCGGTCAGGCCGATCAGGTTTCCGCTGGTGCTCTGGACCGCATCCAACGCCAGATGGGCAATGCAGGCCGAAACGCCACGCGCTCGCTGGAGAATGCCAACCCCGGTTTGGCTGCGGACTATTATGCCCGTCAGGGGGCTGTGAATGAGGCTCTTGAGGCCATCCCGGCCTTGGCTCCCGCTCGCGCCACCTATCGTGGCTACAATCTTGCCGGTGAAGGCGTGGACCTTGGCCAACAAGCTATGTCGCAGAGCCGTAACAGCATTCGCCCGGCTGACTATGTGGATCAACTTGGCGTTCTGGAACAGCAAGCCCAAGACACAGCGGCAATCGCTAACCGCCAAATCCCTTCCGCTCGGCAAGGCGCTCAGGTCGGGATGCGGGACCAGATTGTGCAAGACCTTGGTAATATGGTTGAGGGCGGCGGCGTTCCGTCTCGCCTCTTCAACAGCAATGATTCCGCCAATGTCCGTCAGGTAATGGGGGCGACGTTCGATCAACCTGTCGTGGATGATTTCCAAGGCGCTCTGGGGATGCTGAATGAGCGCAACCGCATCGCTAACTTCATGGACGCTACGCGTGGCTCTCCGACTGCTGGACGGTTTGGCTCGGTTGAAATGGGAGATATTCCCCGTTCTCCGTTCGCGGTGGCTGCAGCCATCCTCAGCAAGATTCGTCGGGGAGCCACGATGACGGATGCAGACCGGGAAGCATTGATCCGTCTGTCCACGCAGTTCGGCGCTACGCCCCCAACCCCTGCCTCTCGCGGCGTGCCTGTCAGCGGGCGTCTTGCGCCCATTCTGGCAGGACAGGGGGGATAAGCCATGTCGCGAACGCTTTGGAAGAAAGATGCACGATCAGCAGGACTACTGCAAAAACCGTCAGCCAGAGAATGTTTTTCAGCACTTTCATGTGCTAATCATAGCCCATTGAGGGGATAAAATCCAATGTCGCGACTTCTCCCGCTGGCCCCGACGACGGCCTCACAGGTTGACTACACCACCGTTCTTCTTAACCCGGACGGCTCAGTTGTTACGTCGGTAGCCAATCCCACGTCGGTTTCTCGCATCGTTTCGGCGGCGGCATCGACCAATGGAACGGTGGCCAAGGCGTCGGCGGGGACGCTTTTCCGGGCTTCGGGCTACAATGCCAACGCTGCGGCTCGCTATCTGAAGTTCTACAACAAGGCGACCGCTCCGACTGTGGGGACGGACACGCCGATTCTGACGATCTATCTTCCGGCTCAGTCCACGTTTGAGGTCGGCTATCCGGCTGGCTTGTCGTTCTCGACGGGTATTGCGTACGCTCTGACCACCGGCGTTGCTGATGCGGACACGGGAGCCCTGACCGCTGCTGACATTCTGGCCCTGAACGTGGTCTATTCCTGATGTCAGAAAACTCGTTCGCATTCAGGCGCTTAACTGATCCGTTTATGCTGACGGTCGCGCCCACGGCGCAGCGGTTTGATGTGCCGGTCGATCTGAAGGCTGCGGGCTATACGTCATTTTGTGTCGTAAACCCGAATGCCTTCTGGGTTCGGCTCAAGGGTTCTAACGGGACCTATTCATCGGTCACCACAACGACGGGCTGGATGCTGCCGCCCGGGTTCTTTGGCGTCTTCTCCACGCAGTACCCTGATTTTATGTCGGCCATGTCGGTTACGGCCCAAGGCTTGACGGCTGGATCGGGCGTGCTGGAAGTGTCTTACGGCGGCGGCGCATGACTGTTCGCACTGTAGGAACGGCTGTTCTCCAGACGGGTCCTGCCGGGGCTACGGGTCCTGCTGGCCCAAAGGGTGATACGGGCGCAACCGGGCCTCAAGGCGTAGCTGGTCCTGCGGGCGCAAAGGGCGACACGGGAGCCGCTGGCGCAACCGGCTCTCAGGGCGTTGCCGGGCCAATCGGCGCTACGGGTCCACAAGGTTCTGCGGGCGCGGCTGGCCCTGCTGGTGCGACGGGCCTCACCGGTCCAGCCGGAGCCACGGGCGCAACCGGCGCTGCTGGCGCGTCCTTCAACGTTTCGGCTCCTGTCGTTACGGCGCTCTCGACGGGAGAGAAGAACGGCACAGCCTTTCAGCCCCGCGCTTCCGGTCCTTGCTCGGTCAATGTGACGGGAAGCCTGACGGGCGTTCTGAACGCCCTTAGCTCGGTCACGGTCGCCACGTCTCCCACGCAGGCCGGGACTTACACGACGGTTTCCATCTTCACGCTGTACGCAGGCGCATTGAGCGGAAACGCGGTTCCTGACAGCAACTCTGGCGCTTTCTTGGTCCCCACCGGCCATTGGGTGAAGGTGACGCAGACCGGCGTTTCCATTCTCGGTAACATCGCCATGAATCGCATCGTCTGGAGCCTGTGATGAAGACCGCCAAGCCCAAGCCGAAAATCAAGAAAACCAGAGGTCCGGGCGGTCATATGCCTCCCAAGCCTCCGAAACCGAAGGGCCGCTAGATGGCTGGCAAGATCGTTCCTGACCTTTCCGAACAGTCTGCTCCGATAGAAGATGCAGACCTTCTGGTTTCCTATCGTGGCTCAGGCCCGTTAAAGCGCTTTGCGGCGTCAGTTCTTAAGACTTACGTGCAAGCAGGAGTGGCCATGTCTGCCGTTCTGGCGGCGTCTGGCGGGTCGGCGCTTGTCGGATTTATCCAGTCGGGAACTGGCGCTGTTCTCCAAACGCTGCAAGCGTTCCTTCGTCTGTTCCATATCTCTCCCAAATCCTTTGGGGCGGTTGGTGATGGAGTGGCTAACGATACGGCGGCGGTTCAAGCCGCCCTCGATGAAATGCTGGCTTCGGGCCGCCCCCTTGATCTTGGAAACGCGATTTACAGCGTAACGGCGCTTACCCTGAACATGACAGGCACCGTTCCCTTTGTCCTCTCTGGATCGGGTCAGCGCGTTTCTGTGCTTCGCAAGCGCGGCTCCAGCGGGTCGCCCGTCCTGACGGTCAGCGGAACTACGGCTGCGTCAAATCTGGCAGAGATTCGCAGCATTTTCTCCAACTTCTCTATCGATGTAAATGGACAGTCGTGCGACGGGATCAAGCTGGAGAATGTTGCTCGCTTCTGCTTCGATCAATTCGAAACATACGACAGCACATCAGCCAAAACCGCCATCGGGATGAACGTCGTAGGCTCATTGACTGGTGAGTTTATCGGCTTTACCGCCTCAGGTCTGCTTACCGGAATGAAGTGCCGCAAGTCGGTGACGAACACTTATTACCCGAACGCCTTGGCGCTTTATGAGCCAGACATTCGCTCTTGCGTAACGGGACTGGACTTTGGGGACGGCGCGGCTCTGAGGATTGTTGGCGGTGACTGGTCAGGTAACGGAACCGCTACCGTCACCACCACAGGCGCTATCATCATCAGAAGCACTGCTGCGACTGAGAGCGGTGCAGAATCCATCACGATGGATGATCTGTATCTGGAAGGAAACTTCGGAACGGCTATTACGGTCGAGAACGCCGTTGGCTTGGCTCTTTCCATAAAGAACAGCCGCTGCTTGTCCCAAGAGACGATTGGAGGCGTCAAGCGGGTGGCGGTTATCGGAACCGTCAAAGATTTCCGCATGGAAAACGTCACTGCTGCGGGCGCGACCGATACCGTTACGATAGCGGCCACTGCGTCCACGGTGGATGGCTGCTTCATTGGCGTTATTACCGACACTAGCGCGGCCCAAAACTATACGATGGTTCGCACGTCGGCGGGCCTGAACTGGAGTTCCTTCAAGGGGGCGTTCAAGCGTCAGTCCTTGGCGACTCAAGACTTCCTGCTTGGCCGTGCCGACCAAATCAGCGGCGGCGGTGCTGATGATCTTGATTACTATCTGTACGGAACCGGAGAGCATCGTTTTACGTCTGGCGGCGTAATGACGCTCAGGATAGGGGCTAACGCTCTCGGGTTCTATGGCACAGCGCCCGCCGTAAAGCAGACCGTTACGGGCTCTAGCGCAGGCGCGAAGGCAGACTCTATCGCGGCGGCTCTAGCCGCAACAGGTTTGGTCACGAACAGCGCGGTTTCCAGCCTTAGCGGATCAGCCACCTATGACCCCCCCTCCCTTGCTGATGGGACGGGAGCGACCACGACCGTAACGGTTACGGGCGCGGCCCTAGGCGACTTCGCATCGTCTTCGTTTTCTCTCGACTTGCAGGGCATCACTGTCAACGAGTGGGTTTCTGCGGCAAACACAGTTTCTGTCCGTTTCCAGAACGAAACGGGCGGAACCATCGACCTTGCGAGCGGAACCCTTCGCGCTCGCGTTGACAAAGCATAGGAGACTGAAAATGCCCGATGAAGGTCCCGGCGGACACCACCCCAACCCACCCCCTCCACCCCCGCCGCCTCCCCCGCCGCCTGACGAGTCGGACGAAAAAGGGTGATTGAGTACGGATTAGCGCTTTTGGCTCTGTGCGCGCTGTGTCTTATGGACCGGCGCGCACTTCCATTCGCGCTAATCCTGCTCTCTGGCTGGCTGCTAGGCTTCCTCCCGGTTGAGTTCTGGCCTCTGATCAGCATTGCCTCTGGAACAGCCATGATCCTGTTCCTGAATCATCGCTCTCCGTTCCTTCATTGGCTGATCGTCTGTTGCGTTCCGCCCATGCTCTATTGCGATGCCGTGTATTTCTGGATGCTATCGCGAGGCGTGTATTTTGGCGTGGAATACGCTAACACGTTGAATGCGTTTCTGTGGGTTCAAATGATGGCTTGCGGCTTCACTGGAGGAAAGCGCCTTGTCGGTTTTGTTGGTCGGCTTGGCCGCTATCTCCGCAATAGGAGCCGTTTCGTTGTCGGTGTGGCTGGGGCAAAAGAGCAAACAGCCCGCGTTTGTGATAGAGAGCGTACAGCATGAAATTGATGCCCTTATGGCTATGCCCGTCGCAGTGTATGGCGCACCGGATGTGGACCACCACGCGATGAGCATGAAAGAGGAACACCCTGTGAATGACTCGTCCGCACCCGAGTCGATCATTCGTTTGCAAGAGCGGATGGGGGCTCTAACAGAGCAATCAAACCGTCTTGAGCGGATGATTGAATCAGGACAGCAGCAACAGACGCTGGCGCTGAAGGAGCTTGCGACCGCGTTCAACAACGCCTTTACCAAGGCTAGTTCCGAGTATGTGACGCGGACAGAGTTTCACACCGTCAAAAACATCGTCAACGGGGCTGTGGCTATCATTCTGGTGGCCTTTATCGGCGGTCTCGTCGCGCTGGTGATCCGATGAAACTTCATGCTGACATAGGCTGGGTTCTGGTGGGTCTGCTGGCCGGAGTGGTGCTGTTCGCCGCTGTCCTGTTTGCCCGCCTGCTTCTCAAGCCCGAAGCTGTGACGTGGGTCGCGACGGAAACCCCGGTTGCCACTGCTACCAAGCTGGAGGTTAACGCCGTTGCCCGCCGTCAGTTTTCGTCTAACTGCTCCAACGGGCCTCAGATGGAATTGCTTACACGGGGTCAGGTGACGCGCCTTCCCGTTCCCACTCGCAGCCTTGTTGGCGATAGAGCGACGTACAGCACGGTTCTGTTGCGTCCCTTTGATCCCGGAGTTTATCGCGTCCGCGTGGTGGAAGTCGTCAACTGCGGCGGGACCCCTCAAGTCATTCCTTCCCCGTGGCTTTCATTCGAGGTCAAGTGATGACGGACCAGCCGACCTATAGAACCGCCTCCCAAATCGCAGACCGCATTAGTTGGCGCGATCCCGAAGCCCTTGTAAGTGCGGCGGTGGTCGTACTGTTTGCGGTCGGATATGGGTTCACCTACTTTGTGGCCCCGCCCGAGGGATCGGAACAGGCTGTGGGCCAGATGCAGGGTGCATTGCTGGGGGCTTTGGGCTCGGTGGTAACGTACTGGATCGGCTCTTCGCGTTCCTCTCGCCGGAGTGCTGACCGGGCAGACAAGGCTCTAGACGTAGCCAAGGCCGCGACGGAATCAAAGTAATGTCCAGAGAATCCGATAACGACGCCTTCATTCGTACCGTTCAGGAATGGCTAGGCGTCAAGGTCGATGGCTGGGGCGGTGTTGCCAGTCTCGCCGCCTTCCTCGCCAAGACGGGTCACAACGGCGTCAAGGTCGTAATTACAGAGAACAAGCACGTCAGTCCTAAAGGCGTCGCGCTTATGCACTCTTTTGAGTCGTGCAAGTTGACGGCTTATGCGGACCCCGGGTCAAAGGACGGCAAGCCGCACACGATAGGTTGGGGCTCAACCGGTCCAGACATTCGCCTTGGAATGACGTGGACGCAGCAACAGGCCGATGAGCGGTTTGCGAAAGACCTTGGCACGTTTGAGCGAGCGGTGGCGAACCTTGCCCCCAAGACGACACAGAGCCAGTTTGATGCGCTTGTGTCGTTCGCCTATAACGTTGGCGTTCAGGCTCTGCGGGATTCGACATTGCTGCGGATGCATAACGCGGGCGATTACGCTGGAGCAAAAGCGCAGTTTGCCCGATGGGACAAAAACGACGGCAAGGTGATGGCTGGCCTGACGCGTCGCCGCGCTGCTGAAGCAACCTTGTACGGAGAGCCCTAATGACTTCGCCCCTCGCCATTCTCGACGCCATGATTGGCCCGATCATCGTTGCCGCCAACAAGGTCAGGGAAGTCCGAGACTCTCTCCCTGTCGCTGCATGGCAGTTTGTACCGGCTGCGATCCGTGCGCCGTTGGATGCACTTTTTACCGCAGTTGAAAACTACGACCGGGCCATAGGCCGTATGGAACAAGCGGGCCTGATTGATCCGAACACGGCGGGGGCTAAGGCTCCTGACTGAATCTAGGCCGCCCTTCCATGCGCCGCCTATGCCTTCCAACCGTGGTCCTTTGGACGCCAAGAGATTCGGCAATCCGCTTATCTCGCCATCCCTCCGCTAGTCTCTCGCGGATAAAGCGTAACTGATCTTCGGTCAGAGCTGGACCGCGCGTACTGTTCCGATTGACGCGTCCCCTCACAACGCTGTCCCGTGAGTTGTCGCTGTGCGTTCCGATTTCCAAATGATCGGGGTTCAGACACGCGGGAACATCGCATTTATGCCTAACCAACATCCCGGATGGAATTGGCCCGTTGGCATCAGCCCATGACAGGCGATGAACGAGCCAGTATTTCCGTTGGACCATGCATCGACCATATCCGCCCGGAGCCGTCGAACCAGACCAAAGCCAACAGCCGCCGTTCGTATCAAACTGAGTTTCCGCAAGGAGTTGCGGCCTACTGGTCATGACGGCTTCTCCGTACCCGGCTGTGTGTCGTCTCTGGGGGCGGCTAGGCTCTTCAGCGCCCATGCGATCCCTCGCGCTTGGCCGTTGTGGCTGATGTGCCTCCGAACGTGGGCGCGGGCTTCGTGGAGAGCCTTCTCATCTGTGGTTGCGTGCCATAGGCAGCCGTAGGCGATCTCAAGCGGCGAGACGCCCACAACAGCCGTCTCAGCTACGCGGTGGGTATCCGCGTCAGCGGATGAACCGAAACCCTCTCCCAGTACAGGAAGGGGGGACAGGGCGGCATAGACCGTGCGGAGATCGCCTGCCGTCATCGTAATCGGCAAGCAAACGCTGTCGGGACATTCCGGGATCGGTAGATGGCAAGCAATGATGCGGGCCGCTTCCGGGGCCTTGGTGGTGTCGGGAGCATCAGTCATGGGCGGGCTCCAGATTGCAGCGCATCCATTTCGTCTTGAGCGCGCGGTAACTGTCGGCGTCGAGCGCGACGGTCTCGGACCACGACCCATCGGGTTCCAGAACGTCGGCGAAGTGATTTACGATCTCGCCCCCAACCTCGACCTTGCCAGCAATGGCCGCGCGCCGCAGGACGGTGTTGACCGCTCCACGGCCCTTGCTGAAGACGACGCCTTCACAAGACCGCAGATCATCGCCGACGATGCGATGCAGCTTCAGGCCGACCGTGTTCGCGGGCAGCTTTTCCAAGCCAATCGCGGTTGTCATGAGCCCTCCCCTTCCTTGGTGTTGGCGAGGCGATAGGCGATGATGTTGGACCAACCCAACTCGGTCTTGTGCCGCCACTTGAAGCCGCCCGCCCTGCCGCGCAGCACTTCATGGTCGCTGAAGCGCACCTCAACCATCTGGCCCGGCACGGGGTTCTCGCCGCCCTTCCATTCGATCCAGCCGCCCATACGGTCATCCTGGGGGGGAGGCGTAGAGGGGCTGGACTTCCGCGCCGTGGCGCCGCCAGTAGTCCGCCATGCCCGGATCGGACGTGGCGATCCACGCATCATCAGCAGGGTCGCAAACCCGCCACGCGACCGCCTCCCCGGCTTGGGGGTCTCGGTTGGCGCGACGGTTCCACATGGCGACTGGAGAATAGCCGTCTGCCCCGGCGCACTTCATTGCGTCCGAAGCGCAGGTCGCCTGCGAACAGCCGTTCATCGGGAACAGTCGTGCGGGACCTCCGCAGAACGGACACGGCAGTAAATCCACCGGCACGACAGCCGTCTTAGTGGTCTTAGCGGTCATGGCTTTGTCCTTTGAAGGATGCACGGCGAATGTCGCCTTGGATCGCGCCGATGAGGTCTTCCGCCTGATGAACGACGTTGTCGGCGAAGTCGGAGAGGACCTCCCTGACGGGGACATCCTCCGTCTCCACGATGTCGAACATCAGCTCTTCGGCCTTGCGCTTGAGCGTGGCCGCCCGGCGCTCCCAGCCGCGCGTTTGACTGATGGTCGGCATCCTATTCCCCTCCCTGTACGACGGGGAAATCTGCCTCACTCAGTCGAGCTAGAAACGCCGCATCCTGCTTCCTGATCTGGTCGTGCGAGTGCCTGTCGCTGGTCTGTTTTCCCGCGTACGAAAGATCGGGCCTGTAGGTTCCGCAGTGGGGAACGCGCTTGGGCTCGTAGGTCATTTGGCCCCTCCCTGTACGACGGGGAGAGCGGAGACAAGTTTGCGTGCATGGTATCGAATGGTGCTTCCATTAACGCCAAACTTTTTCGCTATTGCCCCACGCGACATGATTCCGCCCATCCGCAATCGCATCGCCTCTTCAATTTGTGACGGTGTGAGCTTGTGGTGTCCGCCCGCGACTCTTCCGTCTCGCCCTTTAGCGGTCCTGTCCGCCATATTGTCCTTGTGAGTTCCGAGGAACAAGTGATTAGGGTTGATGCAGGCGCGAACGTCGCAAAGGTGCAAAACGTGCATCCCCTCGGGAACAGGGCCAACTAGGGTTTGGTATGCGACGCGATGCACGGAAACGCACCGCTGGCCTAACTTGAAACGCCCATAACCATGACGGTCGGGCGAATACAGGCTTAACCAGCACCCGCCGTTTGGGTCATATTCGACTTTCCGTAACAGGCGATCTTCAATGGCGGTTCTCATTTGGCTTCTATACGAGAGAGGGCGGCTCGGGCTGCTCGGAGGTGGCCTAGCGGAACGACAGTCCGTGTCTTGTCGGACAGGCTGTTGCCGCTCATGGCCTCGCGCTTCGTAGCCGCCGAAGCCAAAGGCACTAAAGCCTCCCGCAGTTCGACAACATCTCCCCCTCCTGAACGGGGCAGGTTAGCCAAGAAAACGCGGATTGTGGCCTCTGATTTGGGCCATTGGTCGTCCAGATCGCCCGCTTCGGCGGCTTCGAGCGCCCGCAGTTGGGTGTCCTTGTTCCAGCCCTCCGGCTCCTGTTCGGCAAGCTTTCGCATCGCCGCCAAGGCCGCGCGCTTGAGATCAGCGCTGCTGTAGTCGCTCATGGCTTCACGCCTTCCTGTAGGGGGTTTTGTTTCACTCCTTCGCTTCGCTCATCCGTACCCACCGAGCTTGAGGACGGGGCTGTGGTAGGCTTGAAGCCTCCATGGTCTGCGATGACCTGAGCGACGACTTCGATGGGCGTGTAGGCGTAAACAGCGTCGGTCGGATCGGTATCGCCCCAATCCTCCATCCACGGCATGAGCGCATCGACACGGGCGGTCGGGAACCCAACCTCGACGTTGCACCACGGCCCCTCGCTTTCGCGCGGCGTGCAGTAGTGGAACGCGCTGGCCTGAACGCTCATCGCAAAGCCGTCCTCGCACTCAATGCAGGGCACTTGGGTCAGGTGTTCACCGAAGGTCGAATAGCTGTCCTTCCGGCGGGGCTTGTGGTCGAGACGACGGTTCAGCTCCGCCAGAATATCAGCGACGGTCTTCGGTTCGATCAGGTCCCCGGTCATTGGCCGCGAGCTTTCGCGATGGCGGCGCGGAGCTTGCCGATTTCGCCCAGCGACGTGCCCGCGCAGAACATCTCCAGCTCGGCCAATGCGCGCTCGGCCGCCTCCAGCAAGTCCGGTGCGGCTGCTATAAGGCGGGCGTTGGCTTCGCGGTTCGTCGTGGTGATGATGTCGTCCAGCTTCACCGGATACCAAGCCGCCGTCGCGATCAACTCGCCGCGCTCGTCAAAGACCTCCTGCGAATAGCCGCCATTCCGGTTGTGGCGATAGTCGTGAGACCAAGGCCCCGGAGTATGACCCGACACAACAGCCGTCTCAGCTACGCGGGTCATGCCACCACCATCCGAACAAGAGACGGAAGGACAACAAACAGAACGCCAAGCCCAGCAATCCAGGCCATTGCCTGCCAGACTACGGCGGGAACCTTGGGCTCCTCGGGAACGATTACCCACGAACGAGCGGGCGAATATCGGTCACAGGTTTCCCGCGCGGCTTCCATGCGGTGATCCCGGAAATCGTGCCGATCAATCATTCGTCTTCTCCCTTTCTGCATTGGCTTGAGCGAAAGCCCAGCCGTGGATTGTCTCGCCCATCTTTTTGTTATCTCTTCCGACTGATTCCCAAAGCTGCTCCAGATCGGAGCCTTTGCGGGGACGGACGGCGATAGGTGCGGGGCGCTTCATTCGTCTGGTTTACCCGTCATTGGTTTACCCGTCAACTCACTTTCTCGCCTAGCCTCTTCCTTACTTGTTGGGAGGGGTTTTAGTTCACTCGCGCTTTGCGCTCATACCCAGCCAGACAGGCTTTCAGGCTGGTTCTAGTTCGTCAGCTATGGTGACGGCAGAAAACATTCCGCCATCCGCTTTAAGCCGGTTTTGCGCCATCGCAGCATAGGCGGGGTTCAGTTCGATCAGGACGGCGTTGCGTCCGTGGCGGTCCGCGACAAGGCCCGTCGTTCCTGCGCCGCCGAAGGGGTCCAGCACGGTTCCGCCGATAGGACAGCCCGAGAGGATGCATGGCTCGATCAGGTCTGGCGGATAGGTGGCGAAATGTGCGTCCGCGAACGGCTGGGTGGGGACGGTCCAGACGGATCGCCTGTTGCGCGTCTCTCGGATAGCTCGGAACGCTCGCTGTCCCTGACCGGGAATCTCGCCCTTGTCGTTGAACCCGCCCTGCAAGACGTCGGTGTGTGAGCCGCCCGGTTGATAGTTCGCCGTCTCCGCGATGGCGGCGGCGTCGAAATAGTAGCGGGGGCTCTTCGACAGCAGGAAGATATATTCGTGCGCCTTCGTGCAGCGGTCGGTCACGCTTTCCGGCATGGGATTCGGCTTGGCCCAGATTATGTCCTGCCGGAGATACCAGCCATCAGCGCGGAGAGCGAAAGCGACCATCCACGGAATGCCGATCAGGTCTTTTTCTTTCAAGCCGTGGGCTAGTTTTTGGGATGCGCCGCCGCCCGTCATGTTTGATTTTGCGCGCTGGCCTTCCGCACGGCTGACGCCATCCAGCCCGCTATTGTTCGACCACCCGCCAGCACGGGCGTAGCTGTCCCCGAGGTTCAGCCAGACGGTCCCGTCGTCCCGAAGCACCCTGCGGACCTCGCGGAAGACTTCGACCATAGCCGCTACAAACCGGTCAGGCGTCGGTTCAAGTCCGATCTGGCCCGCGTGGCCATAGTCACGGAGGCCGAAGTATGGCGGCGACGTTACGCAGGTATGAACGCCCCCGGCCTCCATTTGGCGGAGACGTTCGCGGCAATCACCTACGAGGATTTGAACCGTCATCACATACTCCTCAAAAGCTGTTCCCGTTGAGCCGTAGCCCGTTCGCACGCCTCTTTCAGTTCGGATAGCGTGGGGAAAAAGTTGGGCTTGTCGGACCGGTACATGAATCGCTCAACGACGGCTTTTGAAACGTCAGCCGGGAACTTGGCTAGGCAGTCGCTGTAGAGTTTCAGGATCAGCCGCAGAGAGTTTTCGCTGTCCTGTCGGTGAGCCGTAACGGCGTGGAGCGTGGAAACGTGTTCCTCGCACCTCTGGACCGTCGCCGGGGTCATGGCGCTCTGAACAGCCCTGCGCGCCTCAGAACGGTTGCTCTCGTTCAGGCCCTCGAACGAAAACCCCGTCACTGTCCGTTGGTAGCCACCCGTCGTCGGGTAGGTCAGGCTGATTTGCGGCTGCGGCACGATTTGCAAGCAGGACGTCAACCATTGAAGCAGGTTTTTGTCGGTGTCCTCCGGCGCTTGGCTTTCCAACTTGGCGAGGATCGCTGGGCTCGTCGCGCCAGCGTTCGTTGTTAAGCCACGTTGCGGCGTGGGGGATGAAGCCTTCTCTCCACTGCTGCCAATGGCGTTGAGTATCGACTGCTGCGACAAGCGTTCCATGGTCCATGCCTTTCAGGGCTTTTCGGTAGGCGGCCTCTGCGGCCTTCTTGTTGTCCTTGCGGGGGTAGGCTTTCCAAAACTCAGCAAACGAACGGTCAAAATCGGACAAGATAGAATCTTTAGATTTCTTCTTATATTTCTTCCCTTCTTGTTCTGTGCCTTGCGCCTGCCTTGCGCCTGTCTCGCCTACTGCCTCACGGCTTGGCGGGATTGCCTGATAATCGTCGTATTTACAGATAGTTACGAGAGACACGCCTGCCTCACTGGTTGCCTCGACCATTGCCTCGCCCTTGAGGCGTTTAAAAAGCCTCTCAACCCACGCCTTATCGCGGTCAAGGGCCTGCGCCATGTCCCTTTGAGAGACGGCAAGCTGGCCTCTGGCGAGCGTGATTGGACGGCCTTTGTAGCGGACTCTTGCTGGCTTCCACGCGGCCCGAATGACGAGCCACGCGAAGGCCATTGCTTCGGCGTCGTTCCTGAAAGCAGGATGGCCCAGAAGGGAGCGATATATTTTGACGTGGCCAGCGTCGGTCACAACGGAACCGCCGTGAGGCTTGCACGATTAGAGTGGTGGCGGTAAAACCGCATGGTCGGTGGCTCCTGCTGTAAGCCATTGATGTTCGCGGGCCAGAATTGCGCTCTGTCTCGCTACGGACTTTTATCCGCCATTGCCCTGAAAAGATCAAGGCGGGTAGAAAGGGAGAAAGACCCCCGGTGATGATCCGCTCTCGCCGGGGGTGACTTTCTCGAAAAGCCCTCTTATTGTAACCGCGCTGCGTCTATCTCCCGATTTTCGTTGGCAAGACTGGCCCGGCTGGATTCGCTCCACGCCGGGCCTTTTTCTATCCGAAAAGCACTAGAGGGCGACTGACGCCAGCGGGCAGATGATCGCCGCGCTGGATAGCCTTTGCAATTTCACGAACGAAAGCCCTGTCCCGTTCCCGCTGGTTCGCTTCCTCATCAAGCGGTGAGCGCCAGTCTTTCGGAGCGTCCTTGGGGGTGGAGAAGCGTGGTTGCCAATGCGTCATGTGCTTGCTTCCTCTATCAATCGGCCAAGGATTGCGGTTCGGCCAGGTTCGGGGATGGCGTAGCCTTGGCCTTCGTGGGTGACGATCAGCTTGGGGCCGATTCCCACGTCCTCCAGCTTGGAGCGCAGAAGGCAGATACGGACCTTGATGGCGTTCCGGCTCGGTAGATCGCCCTCAACCATCCGCCATTTTCTCGCCCGGCCTAGAACGTCGTAACTGGCTACGCGGCCCTTTACGTCCAGAAGGGCGCAGAGTAGCGCCGACTCCATGCGGGAGCCCAACAAGGTGAAGGCGGCAACCTCCAACCCCAGACGCTCCAGCGGGCTCATGCGCGCATCTTCGGGCGGTCAAGGTCATGGCAGAGCGCGTAATGGCTCTCGCACTGATTCGTGTCGTTCCAGACAGGGAGGCAGCACGAATGAATCTGGCCGCGCGGGCCGTAGGGATAATTGCACTCACCCCGCTCACGCGTCAGCCACGGACGCGCGGTTAGCGGGATGACGTTGGAATCCTCTTTCGGACCAGCTTTCGGTCGCGGCTTCATCGTCGTGCCTGCTCTGGCCTTCGCTGCGGCGGCTACGGTATCATAAGTTCGATCCGCCGCCTTCCGAACCTTCGGAACGCCCTTGGGAGGCAGGCCCATGCGTTTGGCTTTGGAGCCAACCTGGCCCTCGCTGCGTCCGATCTGCTGACCGATCAGGAAGCACGACAGACCGGAGGGCCAAAGCCGCTTCAATTCCGCTTCCTCGTCCTCGCTCCAGGTCTTCAGATTGACGGGCTGAACGGGGCTAAGGCTTCCAATGTCGTACTTGCGACGGATGCGGGCAACCCATGATTGGTTTCGGCCAAGGACGGCTCCAATCTGAACGTCTGTCTTGCCGTCATCCTTCAGAGAGCGGACCTGTTCGGCCAGCTCTGATTCGACGGGTCCAGCACGGCGCACGGGAGCCCTTCGTTCTTTAGGGCCGTGGACCGCCAACATTTTCTTGATGGCTGCGAGCGGACGGCCCAGCGCCTTCTGAACCTCTGAAATGTGAACGCCCTTTGTCCACATGGATAGAAGCGTATTTACTTCCTGTTCGTCGTGTTCCGCCTTCGGACGCCCCGTCATCTTGACCAGAAGGCCCGCCCGGATTGCCTCGGTAGCCCATCCGTCTACCGTCTGATGGCTGACGCCAAACTCAACGCCAATCTCTTTATGGGCCTTTCCCGCTTTCTTCATTTCGATGAAGCGGGGGTTTTCAAAGCGTCTCATGGTCTCTCTCCCTTTTTCGGCCAAGGCCGTGATTGCAGTTTCTGGCCTTTGGGCCATTCGTTGCGAGACTGGATAAGTCCATGTCCGCGCTTTTGTCGTTTGGCCCATTGTCCGGTTTCACCGCCTTGGGCTTTCGCTTTGGCAATGACGGTTACGTCACCGCCCGTCTTTTGCTCACGGTGGCAGGACTTGTGAACGGTGGTCAGGTTGGAGTCGTCATCGTTGAATGTCAGCGCCCAAGCCTGAATGTGGTCGATCTCATACGGCTCCCCGGCCTGAATCTTGGACTTGCACAGCGAGCATATTCCGCCGTCTCTGGCGAATAGACGCGCACGGCGAGCCGCAGACATTGACGGACGCGGAGGGGCTTTGGTCATGTGGCATAATCCGCCAGGATAGCCCGTCCGATCAGTTCAGGAATCTGAGGCACTACGGCGTTTCCGAGGGCCTTAAGGCGGTGTGATTGTGCGGGAACCCCATTAGCTGTTCGCTGAATGGCGGGTTGATCTTCCCACCAAGAACGGCGGCGAGCGTCGGTGTATTCCTGGTGTATTCTGCGGGATAGGCTCCCTCCTTCGCGTTGTGGGCTGTGGGGGTAGGCAACAATCCAGACACGGTCTCGCTCGTGGGGCGCGCCAAGGTTTCCAGCCGGTATGCCGTGCCATTCCGCATCATACCCGAGCGCGGCCAGGTCTCCGAGAACGCGCCGGAACCATCCTCCGGGGTCGCTAGCAGGGCCACTAAGCAGGTTTGCGACGTTTTCCATGACTGCGTAATGGGGTCGTAGTTCGCCAATAAGGCGGGCGATTTCCGACCATAGACCCGAGCGGGTTCCGTCCATTCCCGCCAGCCTGCCGGAGACAGACAAATCCTGGCAGGGAAACCCTCCGCAGATGAGGTTAGGGGCGAGACCGTCCGCATGGATTCTGGCGGCGGTGAGCGTTCGCACGTCGTCATAGGAAACAACATCAGGCCATCTTTCTGCCAGAACTTTTCGAGGATAGGGTTCGATTTCGCAGTGCGCGACGGTTTGAATTCCAGCCCGCTCAAAGCCCAAGGTAAATCCGCCAATACCGGCGAAAAGGTCGAGAGATTTAAGAGTCATGTTTCGTAAATCTCTATGCCGTGAATCGCCCTCATCAGCTTTTTCTTGAGGTTATAAACGGGCGTCTTCATGCCCTTAACGTCCTCGACGATTCGGTTATTGGCGGCGTCCTGATAGGTAAAATCCGCCTTGTAGGTGCAAATCAGGAGGTTGTTCACGACCAGGCGGAACGCAGGCTGCAACTCCAGTGCGGTGATTTGAGCTGCCCGCTCCAGCAATTTAAGCTCCCCGTACCGTCTGGCTTCGGCGGCGCTGTCAAAGGTAACGCCGTCAACCACGGTCTTTCGGTTGCGGTATTTTGGGGCCTTCAAAACATAGCCTCCGGGCGCTTGATAATCGAACCCGCCAAGTCCTCATCATCCGTAGCGATATGATCCCAAAGCCATTTGTCCAGCGTTGAGGATGGGATGATGTTCAGGGCTGAGGCGGCTTCCTTCATTCCATATCCGCGCCGCATCATCTGGCGAGCGGCCAGAACGAGAGCGGCGGGCGTTCGGTCGAAGTAAGAGGGAATCATGAGCGGCCTAGCTCGATTTTGATTTCCTCGTTCGTCAGAGCGCGAAGGGCGGCGTCGATGTGGCTGACCTTCTTTTTCTGTTTCTTCGCTATCGCCCGCATAGCCTTCAGGCTGCACCTTTCCCTCGCAATAGCTGAAAGCCTTTCGGTCTTGGCTTTGTGAGCGGAGAAAAACCGATCCTCAGCCCAATCAGGGTCAGAAACCAAAGCGCTCGGAACGATCCAGCCGAAGTGACGGCCAATCCATTTGATGAATCGATTGATCATTTGCTATCCTCCATAGCCGCTTTCAAAAGCGTGGACGCCGAAACCCCATAGGCCGCTGAGAGCGCAGCCAAGGTCGCGGTCGTCGGGTTGGTGTTTTTGCCTTCCTCCAAAACCCAGAGGTTAGGCACGGAAACTCCGTCCATCAGCTTGACGGCTTGGCGAAGGGATAGGCCCTTAGCGGCGCGTTTGGCCTTGAGAATGGAGCCTAGTCGGTTTGGTTTGGTTTCCATTCGTGAACCATAGACCGAACGCTTTTGTCTAATCAAGTGCAAAATAAATGTTGACGCCAATCCGTGACGGGTGTTTATGGAGGGTAACAAAGGGAGAGACGACGTGACCTACGAACAAAGCATGATGAACGCGGGCCAGCGCTATTTTGCAGAGCCGGTTGTGTTTGCGGTTCGCCAAAGCCTCGGTCTGATTTATGCGGTCGAGTACGGCCCTGCCGACGACTGCAACGAGCGGGAAGAAAACGAACATGGCCCGTTCATGGATTTGGCCGACGCGTATGAGCAGTGCGGCAAGCCGACTGTTTGGATTGTGGAGTTTTCGGCATGACCGACCCGACCAGCGTTTACCCCGGCGAGTGCGACAAGTGCCGCTGCACGGTGCGAGATAACGAGCGCAGCTTGTTCCCTTGGGGCCGTCTGTCTGTCTGCGCAGACTGTTACGACGATTTGGCTCAGGAAGCCGAGGACGAAGCCCGCCAAGAGGCAGAGGAAGCCTTGTCAGGCCATGACCGTGATAGCTGGTTCCGATTCGCGGCTGACATTGCCCTCGCTCCGTTCAATGGGAGGGCGTGATGGACCCGAAAGAGGCTTACATCGAAGAATACGAACGCCTTGTCGGTGAATACATCGACGCAGGCATGACGGAAGCCGAGGCCGAACGAAAGGCTGACGGCGAAGCATACGGAGCCATGACGGATCGGTACGCGGATATGGTGGACCAGGCTCGTGATGCAGCCAAATATGAGGACTTCTGATGGCCGACGTAAAGTGGACACTTGAGATTGGCGAGCCGGACCACCTCGACGGCATCAGGTCGGGATTCACCATCAGCAGGGGCGAATATTCGCCGGTGGCTTATGCCTTTGAGGGATCAGAGGCCCGCTTGATCGCTGCGGCTCCCGACCTTCTGGCTGCGTTGGAACACGTCATGGACGCTTACGCGGCAAGGATTCATCCTCTGACCGGCGGAAACATGGCTTACGCCGCTATTGCGAAGGCCACAGGCCAATGATGGAAATAGACGCCATCCGAAAGCGGATGACTGACGCCGAACGAGCGGCGCGCTTTTGGTCGAACGTGAACAAAGCAGCAGGGGATGATTGCTGGCTGTGGGGTGGGGCAGTCGGAAAAAGGGACGGATATGGTCGTTTTACGTGGGTCATCGACGGAAAGCACAAAAGCGTTCAGGCGCACCGCTTGGCGTTTTACCTTCACAACGGCTCTTGGGGAAACCCGGTGACGATGCATGGGTGCGACGTTCGCCCTTGTTGCAACCCCCAACACCTAGAGGCGGGCTCTCACAGACAAAACATCCTAGACGCTCATGCGCGTAATCGGCGCGGCGTGATCGACCTTCGAGGCGAGAAAAACCCGCGCTCGAAACTTACGGAAAACGACGTGTTGATGGCCCGCCGTAGAAACGAAGCGGGAGAAACCATTTTGTCTATCGCTAAAGGTTTTGGGGTAAGTCCAAGCGCTGTTCGGTCCTCTATCAAAGGACGTAGCTGGGCGCATTTAGGGGGAGGGCCCGATGCTTCCTAGCGAAACGATAAAAACGGCCCAAGAGCGCGGGTCCGTCCTATCTTTCGAGATGAGCATGAGTACGCTTCTATTCGCCATCGGCTCCATAGAGCGCATCAAGGCGCTTGAGCCGGAACAGCAGACGCGTGTTCGTCAGGCAACGATTAGGCTCAGCAATTTTGAGCGGAGGATGAGCCGTGCTTGAACCCAAAGAGATTTTGTACGGTGAGCGCTACGGCGATAACAGCGGCTATGAGTGGTCGGTCAAGCTGGACGCGGACACCTATTCGACGGCTCGCGTGGTCATTACGGGGGCTGGTGGTGATGTTGACCTTGACCCGTGTAGCGTTTCGATCCGCAAGGTTGCGAAGGCGCTGGACCTGATCGCTGACCTTTTGGGAGAAGACAAGTTAACGGACCCCCGCTCCAATGCCTGACCAACCCCTAGCCATATACCGAGACGGCCAACTCTGGATCAACGACGGAGGCGCATTTGAGCCCGTTGAGCGCTGGAGGTTGGTTCTTTGGCGCGAACACTTCCTTGAAAAGGCAGCGGAAGCCACAACGCCAAATCCGCTATCCGCCCGCTATGCTGCTGAACTTCAAGCAGCTTTAACCGATTACGAACAGGCCAATAAGGGCCAAGAGGAGAAGGCGTGAGAAGCAGCGAAACACTAGGCAAGATTGCCCCGGCGCTGGTCAAGGCGCTTAACGAGATTGGAGGTGTGGGTAAGGCTGCGGCTAACCCGTTCTTCAAATCCAAATACGCCACGCTGGAAAACGTCATTGACGCCAGTAAGCCGATCTTGGCCGCTCACGGAATCGCGCTGATCCAGTTTCCGGGGGCCTACAATCAAGGCGCAATGTCGCTTGAGACCGTGCTTCTGCATGAGTCCGGCGAGTGGGTGACGGGTTCGGAGGCGTTTGGCGTGGCTACTGCGAAGGCTGACCCGCAAGCTGTGGGTTCGGCTCTGACCTATGCGCGTCGTTATGCTCAAATGGCGGTGCTGAACATGCCTGCCGTCGATGATGACGGCGAAAGCGCGATGCCGAGGAAGGTGACTAAGGTGCAAGAGCCTGTCGCGCCTGAGACGCCCGCTAAACCGCTTACGCTGGCAGAACGCGCAGACCGTTTTGATGACGTGCTACGGAACACCAAGCCTGCCGATCTGGAGAAGGCGTGGGCCAAGGGTTCCGAGCTTTGCGCGCAACTAGATACTGCCATGCCGGAACGGCTGGTTGAACTTGAAGAACTTTATAAAGGATTGACGGCGTGAAGAACATTACGATTGCAGGGCGCATCACTAAGGACGCGGAGAACCGCACGGCTGGCTCCGATAACGTCACCGGGTTCTCTGTCGCGGTAGATGACCGGCAGGGCAAAGAGAAAAGCACGATCTTTTTCGACTGCTCCATGTGGGGCAAGCGGGGCGAGTCCCTGTCTCAGTATCTCACCAAGGGGTCATCCGTTACGGTGTCGGGCGACCTTGGCAAGCGTGAGCATGACGGCAAGACCTATCTGACTGTCCGGGTTGCCGACGTGACATTGCAGGGCGGGAAGCCTGCCGAGACGGGCGGCGGTGGAGAATCGTTTAGCGGGCAAGCCCGGAAGTCTCGCGCCAAGGAATCCTACGACTTGAACGACGATATTCCGTTTGTCCGCATGGCTGGCGATTATGAGTGCTGATCTAAAGGCGAGAGGGCGCGAGACGGCGGCTCTGTGGCAAGCCGTCCGCGTTATCGCTGGCGAGGATGACGACGAAACCGTTATCGACACGGTGGACGGCGAGGGAGACGCAATCCAGGGCCTCCGCTATGCCGTTAGGATGGCGATTGAGTGCGAGGCCAACGCAGAGTCGGTCAAGGCGCTGGAGGCTTCCTATCGGGACCGGCGCAAGACGTTGGAGGGGCGGGCGGAACGCTATAGGCAATCCGCCGCCTCGTTCTTGCAGGAGGTCGGTGAGAAAAGCCTTCGCCTGCCGGAAGCGACTATTTCATGGCGTCACACAGGTCCGCAAATCGTGGGGGAGATACCGCCAGCGGCTGACCTGCCTGACCACTGCGTGAAGTTTCAGCGGGTGAAGCATGAGCCGTCTATCAAGAGCGCTCTAGAGGCTGGGGAGCGCATTGGCGACCTGTCGCTTTCTAACGGTGGTGTCGGACTGACGGTAAGGCGCGTGTGATGCTCGTTTCAGATGACGATATGCACCACGTCCTAGAGGTTCTTGGCGATGAGTCGGGAGCCGCGCACAGGGCTGCGCACGAATATCTGGACGCCCTGACCAAGACGGTTCTTGCCGAGCTTATGGGTGAGAGCGATGCGAAGTCAGCGACGGAGCGGGAACAATGGGCCAGGGCGCAGCCGAGGTTCAAAGAGCATCTAGCCAAGGTCGGTCAAGCCGCGAAACACGATTACCAATGGCGTCAGCGTTATTCTGCTGCTAATAGCAAACTTGAATGTTGGCGAACCGCTAACGCCAATATCAGAGCGGCAGAAAGGCTCCGGTAATGTCTATAAGCGCCACGCCTCAAGAGAGGTTTGATCGAACGTATGAGCCTGACCCTAATAGCGGGTGTTGGCTCTGGGCGGGCGTTATTTTGGATAACGGGTACGGCCAAATCCGTGTGGACAACAAAAAGTGGCTGGCTCACCGCCTGTCTTGGTCGCTCAACAAGGGTGAAATCCCTGGAGGCGCTCTGGTGCTTCATCGGTGTGATGTGCGGGCGTGTGTGAACCCGGACCACCTATTTACCGGAACGCATCAGGACAACATAAACGACTGCATTGCTAAGGGTCGGTATCCGAACAAGGGTGGCGATACGGCTCCTTATCGTAAGCTGACCGGCGATGGTGTGTTGGCGATCCGCGAAGCGATGGATCGCGGAGAGACGCAGGCGGCGATAGCGGAAAGGTACGGAATATCTCGGCAGAATGTGTCGGCTATCAAGCGCGGAAAAAGCTGGAACGCCAACAATCGGGCTGCGGAGCGGGTGCGATGAATGACGGACACGACGGAATCTATCACGTCCGCACATATGCTGATCCGAAAAGCCAACAGGCGCGGGATCGGTGGCTTGCGTTCAGGACTGAAAGCGGAATGCCAGTACGTCAGCAGCTAGAGCGGTTCGATACGGTTCCGAACGAGTTTGCAAAGCAATACGAGCGAATGAAGGTAAGCCGCGACAGTAACCGCATAACAGGTGGGTACGAAGCTGCTGAAAGCAGCGTAGTGAAACCCAATTCCATTCCTATAAGGACAGGGAAATGAGCGAGACGGAAAAGCCAGAGGAAAGCGGCGGACCTTACACGTGTTGCCGCTGTACGGCCTCAACGTGGAACGATGACGACTGGTGCGACGAGTGCCGCGCTGAGTCAGCCGACGATTCGTCCATCCTCTCCCAATCCCAAGAGGGAGAGAAAGCCTAGCGCAACTTTCGTTTCCGATTTACGTTCCATGACCAACGGCGCTCAAGCCGTGACAGGAGTTGCGATATGACCGCCAAGACCGACAAGAACGCACCGAAACAATCGGCCCGCGAGAAAGACGAAGCTAACCGCCAGAGCCCGGATCATCCCGTTGGCACTGTGAACCCGCGCGAAGACCGCGACTTTTACCAGCGTCAGCGCGACGAATCGCCTGACGGCATGACTCCGGCAGAGCGAGACGCCCATCAAAAGGCGGCCCCCGGCTCTCTCGGACAAACCGCCCCCGATGGTGAAAAGCTTGGCGAGTCCGAGGACATTGCTAACCCGGCTGGTGGAACTGAGCAGTCGGGCGGTCGCTGAGTGATTGAGATACCCCTTACCCGAGGGCTGGTTGCTGTCGTTGATGACGATGCAGCCCATTTAGGCGCGCTCAAGTGGCACGCCAGAACGGGTAAGGGGCTCTCTTACGCAGCCCGAAACGTGGTAGAGGGAGGAAGGCGCAAAACCCTCCTGCTCCACCGGCTTCTGATCCAAGCTAAACCCGGTGAGATTGTTGACCACATCAACGGCGACACGCTGGACAATCGAATGAGCAATCTGAGGATTGTTACCGCTTCCGAAAACCAAAGGAACCGTTCGGGCTCCCGAAGAGACAACCTTACCTCTCCGTATTTGGGAGTCAGTTTCAACAAGCCCTACGGAAAGTTCTCGTCTATCATTTTCGAGAACGGACGGAATCGGTGTCTTGGCTATTTTGACACCGCCGAAGAGGCGAATGTTGCCCGCCTTCGCGCTGAGAAAGAATTGTACGGAATTCAGCCGCGCCGTGCTGCGGCCTTTGAAGGAATGAGCCTATGAGCCTTCTGTTTGTTCTCTTGGTCCTGCTTGGCTTCATTGCCATGCTCTGCGCCAAGGTTCCTGTTCGTGGCTTCCCTGAGTGGCCAAGTTGGTTGCTTTGGACGCTAGCTGCTGTTATATGGGCGTATGGACATACCCCTCACTAATGGTGGCGTTGCTTTAGTAGACGACGACCAAGCGTATTTGACACGGTTTGTGTGGTCCCGAACGGATCGCCATTCCGTGTCTTATGCTGTCAGGCGCGAGCGTCAGCCTGATGGGACGTACAAGATGATTCGGATGCACCGTGAGATTATGGGCGTTCAGGGCTCGAAAGAGCCGGTGGACCATATTAGCGGTGATGGCCTAGATAACCGCCGCTCCAATCTGAGGGTCTGCACACAAACAGAGAATGTCCGTAACGTTGCTGGGTCAACCCGACGAAACACCACAGGTTACCGTGGAGTCAGTAGGCACAAGGGTAGATTCCGCGCCAGAATCCTAGTTGGCAAAAAGAAGGTCAGTCTGGGTTTGTTCGACACACCAGAACTTGCCAATATAGCACGGCTAAAAGCCGAACGGATGCTGTGGGGCATAACTCCACGTCGTGCTGACGACCACGCCGCCGTTGTCTTGTGATAGCGGCGGTTTCGTGTATCTTGACCAGACCGTTTCAAGGAGCCTTCCAATGGGCACGAAGTCGAACCCCTCTTGCGCCTCCAAAGGCCGCATCAAGTCCATTGCCAGCCCCGGCAACCCGCTGAAGGCTGCTGGTCAGTCTCAGCCGGGCGACAACTCGAAGCCGCGCCAGAAGTGATCTTGACGGGCTCGATCTGTCGGGCCTAGTCTCCACCCGAACCTGACGCAGAGCTACGGCACAAGCGCAGCGTTCACAGACTGAGTGACTGATGGCTGTAACAGGCCGACCGCGTTTGTATGAAGATGCTGAGTCCTTTGCCGGTGCGGTGGAGGACTACTTCACGTTCTGTGAAGGCGTTGGAAAACGTCCCACTCTCTCAGGTCTCAGCTACGCGCTAGGCTTTGACGATCGCGAGACATTCAGCAACTATAGCGGTTACGGTGATGACTTTTCCCGCACCGTTAAAAGGGCGAAGCTCAGAATCGGTGATTGGCTTGAGCAGCGCTTGACCAACAAGGACACTTTCACGCCGGGCATTATCTTCGACCTGAAGAACAATCACGGCTGGAAGGATAAGACCGAACAGGAGCATACGGGCGATATGTCCTTCACCGTTGTCACTGGCGTGCCTCGTGCCAACGGTTAGCCTCGGCTACGCTCCACGCCCACAGTTCGTCCCGTTCCATACGAGGACGCAGCGCTGGTCCGCTCTGGTCTGTCACCGGAGGGCCGGAAAGACTGTTGCGACAATAGCTGACCTGATTGACGCCTTGCTGCGTTGCCCGAAGGATAATCCGCGCGGAGCCTATGTCGCTCCGACGTTCGTTCAGGCCAAGGATGTTGCATGGGAGTACGCCAAGAGGTTCTCAGCAGCCATTCCCGGCGTGACGTTCAATGAGTCGGAACTGCGCATCGACTATCCGAATGGTGCTCGCCTGAGACTATACGGCGCTGAGAACTATGACCGGATGCGCGGCCTGTATCTGGATTTCCTTGTGCTGGACGAATACGCGGACATGAACCCGGCTGCGTGGCCAGAGGTTTTGCGCCCGGCGCTGGCAGACAGGAAAGGTCAGTGCGTCTTCATCGGTACGCCAAAGGGCCGCAACGCTTTCTGGGAGATATGCGAGCAGGCCAAGGGTTCGCCTGAGTGGTTCTATGATCGCATGAAGGCTAGTGAGACGGGGATTGTCGATCCTGATGAGCTTGCGGATGCTCGGGCCTCCATGACCAAGGAGCAATACGCGACGGAGTTTGAGTGCAGCTTTGATAGCGCTGTCGTCGGGTCTTACTACGGGGGAGAGATTGAGCAGGCTTATGAGGAACGTCGCATTGGCAGCGTGCCTCACGATCCTGCCTTACCCGTTACGACGTATTGGGATTTGGGTCTTGATGATGCGACGGCTGTCTGGTTCGTCCAGACGCTAGGCAAGGAGATTCGGGTTATCGAGGCGATGGAGTGGACGCAGACGCCGCTCACGCAGATCGGGTCCGAGGTCATGGCCAAGGGCTACACCTATAAGGATCATGTCTTCCCGCATGACGTAAGGGTCCGGGAGATGACCACAGGCCGGAGCCGGGAGGAGGTCATGAGGAATATCCTTGGCCGCCTGTCCATCGCCCCGATGTTGGACGTTGAGGACGGGATCAACGCCTTGCGGACGTTGTTCAGCCGGATGTGGCTGGATCAGACCAAATGCAAAGGGCTGATTGAGGCGCTTAAGAACTATCGGAAGAAGTGGGACGACAAGCGCAAGGTGTTTGAGAACCGGCCTTATCATGACTGGTCATCGCACTTCGCGGACGCTGGACGGATGCTGGCTGTGACCTATCGCGAGGTCATCCAGCAGGATCGAGAGCGTTACGGACGCAAGGGGTCGAAGCGTTCGGCTTGGGCGGCCTAGGTGAGCGTGACTTTATCGTTTTCGTGCGCTAACGTGCATCATTCATGCGGAGAAGCGCGATGCGGCGCGAGCTTTTGCTAATCGCCATTGCAAGGTTGGAGGCAGAGGGGAATGTCCTCGCCGTCCGTATGCTGAGGGAGTTGCTGAATGGTTGATGTTCCGGTTCAGAAGCGTCGTGGCAGGCCGCCCAAACAGCCCCGTCCTGTCGAGGTCGTGCAGGCTGAGGCGGAAACGCCTGCGACTGTCGTTCGCCCGGAACCTGACCCTGAGCACGCCCAGAACAAGGTGGTTGAGGAAACCGACCCGATCAGCGGGCGCGTGATCGCGGTCTATCCTGATGCTGGCGAGGAAGTGGAGTTGCCGGATTATGTTGCTATTGTTCGTGACGGCGACATTGAGACTGCGATTGATCGCGCCCGTGAGTTGATGGCTGAGGCGACGTTTGAGCCGGTTGAGTATGAGGTCGCGCTTTCCCCCCGTGAAGTCGAAGCCGCCAAGGACGTTCCTGTCATCCCGGAAGGCGTAGGCATTGAGAAGCCTGAGCCTGTTGAGGAGCGTGAGCTTTCGCCTCAGCAAGTCGTCGCCCTTGATCGCGACTATGACGGGGATGCGGGAGGCTCGCGCCCCCTCGCCAAGCTGACGGACCTACAGCGTAACGCCTTCATGCAGGACACCGTTGACGCTTACGAAGGCCAGTTTGAGGTCAAGCGGACTGACGCCTTCAATCGCGTCTGGACGATGCGTCATGAGACCTACCAGAATCGGGATCATATGCTGATCCGTGTGGATCGCGGCCCGACTGGCTGGCAACGGCTTATCTCGACGGCATTCTTCACGCCGGGCCATGCGCTCATCGCTCTTGAAGAGCTAGACGGTGAATCTGCCCGATGAGCGCCGATGTTGTGGAGTTGGGCGTTAAGACCCGGCTGGACATTCCGCCTGAACGGGTTCTGACTAAAGCGCTTGAGGTTGGTATGACGGAAGTGGTCATCTGCGGGTTCGACGCGGACGGAAACGAGTACTTCGCATCGTCACAGGCTGATGGTGGTGATGTTCTGTGGCACATGGAGCGCGCCAAGTGGCGGCTTATGCAGGTGACAGATGACGAACAAGGCTAACACCATCGCCGCCGGGCTACGGTCCAAGGGCTACAACGTCGTCTGGGCTGAAGAGACTGCCGATCAGGTGGCCTTGGCTATCGACTTCATCGGCAACAAGGAATTGCCTTGGGTCCGGGCCTTCCATCTGGATTCGGCTGGCTGCGATGTCCCGGCCTTCATGGCTGAGATTGAGGCGTGGAAAGAGGATGTGCGCAAGCATCTGTCCTTTGGCGTTGCGTCTCCCACGGTTCGGGCGGTGATTGCTCACTACGGCATCAAGCGGGCCAAGCAGGCTGTCAAGGCGGTTGAATATGTCTGACCCCGACGAAGGCCCGAACATGGAAGTGGACGGCGACTCCCTGCTGGCCAAACTGGAGGCGTGGGGGAACGACGCGGACCAACACTGGTCAACATGGGCTGAGGAGGCCCGTGAAGATTACGATATGGTCGCCGGTCGCCAATGGGAACCGGAAGCCATTGCGGAAATGGAGGAAGACAACCGGATTCCGGTGACCTTCAACCGCATTGAAACCACGATTGACGCTGTGTCTGGCGCTGAAATCATGGGCAGACAGGAGGTCACCTATCTTCCCCGGACGGTGGAAGACACGGGCGTAACGGACGTTCTGTCCCAAGGCGCTCAGTGGCTGCGCCAGTCCTGCGATGCGGAAGACGAGGAGTCCGAAGCCTGCCGGGACACGCTCATCTGCGGGATTGGCGTGACGGAGACGCGGGTTTCGTATGACGAGGAGCCTGACGGGCAGATCATCATCGAGCGGTGTGATCCGCTACAGTTCAAGGTCGATCCGTCGAGCAAGAAAGCTAACTTTGCGGATGCGCGCTACATCAAGCGCGATGTTCCCATGTCGAAGGAGGAGGCCGAGGAGGAGTTCGGTGATCTGGACTTTGACCAGACCGATTCGACCAACACGCGCACGCCGGTGATCGTTGATCCTCAGGTTCGGTACAAGAATGGCGAGGGACAGGAAGGGTCTGACAACGAGGTCAAGGTCACTGAGTACCAGTGGTTTGAGAGCTATCACGTCAACCGCATCCAGCATCCGATAACGGGTGAAGAGGTGGAGATTGACGACGAGGCGCTTGAGGTTGTGATGGCCGAGAGTCCCGGCGTTGAGCTTCAGCCTGTCCGTCAGAAGCGCCGTCGCTATTGGAAAGCCTTTGTGGTCGCCGGTCAGGTTCACGACAAGACCGAGATTGAGGCGGGACAGTTCACCTACAAGTTCATCACCGGCAAGCGGGATCGGAACAAGGGGACCTATTACGGTCTCGTCCGTCCGATGAAGAGCCCTCAGCGGTTCAGCAACAAGTTCTTCTCCTCCATGCTGGAGCAGTTCATCAAGGGCGCTAAGGGCGGCGTTATGGCTGAGGAAGGCGCGGTTGCGGACCAGCGCCAGTTTGAGAACAGTTGGGCGCAGTCGGATGCTATCACATGGGTTCCTAACGGCTCGCTAAGCCAGAACCGGATTCAGGAAAAGCCTAACCAGCCGCTAAGCCCGGCCCTGCCTCCGATGCTGGAGTTCTCCGTCTCATCCATCCGGGATGTAACCGGCGTCAACCTCGAAATGCTGGGCGGTGCTGATCGTCAGCAGCCGGGCATTCTGGAGCATCAGCGCAAGCAGGCGGCTTACGGCATCCTCTCGGCGTTCTTCAATGCGTTCCGGCGCTATCGGAAGATTCAAGGGCGTCTGTTCCTCAAGATGATGCAACTGTATCTGCCTGAGGATCAGCTTGTGCGGATCGTGGGCGATGACGGCGAGGCGAAGTATGTCCCGCTGGCCCTGTCCCAAGAGGCTGGCAAGTATGACGTGATTGTGGACGAGGCCCCGACCAGCCCGAACCAGAAGGAGCGCATCTTCGCCATCCTGACGCAGTTCCAAGGCATGATCGCAGAGGCTAGCCCGGAGATTCAGGCCGAGTTGGTCAAATACAGCCCGTTGCCTGCCGCCCTGAGCGAGAAGCTCGTTAAAATCCTGATGACGCCCGCACCGCCTGATCCGATGGCCGAAAAGCAAGCGCAACTTGGCATGGCCGGAATGGAGCAGAACGTCCGCAAGGTGGCCAGCGAAGCGACTGAGAACGAGGCCAACGCGAAGCAAAGCGATGCTGCGGCGGCGAAAGACCTGACGGAAGCCATGCGGAATGACGCAGAGGCCTCGTTGATGCAAACTGTGAACCAACTAGCGGGTGGAGACCCTAATGTCTGACGTTTCTTACGACGACAACGGCGCTGACGACGGCTTTGACGCTGAAATGAACGAAGCGCGTCAGGCTCAAGAGCAGGACGACGCCGGGCATGACGA